ATTATATGAATGATGATGACTTTAGAAGTGCCATTGATTATGGTACAGAAAGATTATACAAAACAAAAGCAGAGCAATGCAAGGATTGCAAAGGCTTTGGAAAGGTAAGAAAGGTAAAGAAAGATGGAACACCTTATGCTAGAGACAACGGTTGTAAAACATGTAATAGCCTTGGTTTTAATCTTATTAATCTACAAGATGTGGCAGGGTTAAAGTTTAAACCACCTAATCCTAAGTGGGCAAGTGCCAATGGCTTCTCTACATCTAAGGACAACCTGACCTTTTTAGAATCAGTAGCCAAGTCAAGAGGGTTGACAGTTGCAGTAGACTTCTTATCTAAAGTAAGACGGTTGAGTGCTGTAGACACCTATATATCTTCCTTCATAGAGGGTATAGCTAATCATATAAAACCAGATGGTATGTTGCATGTGCGTTTAGTACAACAGAATACCGCTACTGGTAGATTAAGTGGGGCAGAACCTAACATGCAGAACATGCCACGTGGGGGTACGTTTCCTGTAAAGAGGGTGTTCGTGTCTCGTTTCGATGGTGGTAAGATACTTGAAGCTGACATGGCACAGCTAGAGTTTCGTACTGCTGCATTTTTATCACAAGATGGAGTTGCAATTGAAGAAGTTAAGACAGGCTTTGATGTTCATAGTTACACTGCCAAAGTTATTAGTGATGCAGGTGAGCCTACGAGTAGGCAGGATGCTAAAGCTCATACGTTTGCTCCGCTATATGGAGCAACAGGATTTGGAAGAACTAGAGCGCAAGCTAAATACTATGAACACTTCACAGAAAAGTACCAAGGCATCAAGCTATGGCACACCAGATTGGCTAAAGAAGCTGTGAATACTCAAAAGATTAAGACACCATCAGGCAGAGAGTTTTCTTTTCCTGATGTTACAAGACGTGGTAATGGGACAGTCACACATTTTACACAGATAAAGAATTATCCTGTACAATCCTTTGCTACCGCTGATATAGTTCCTGTATGTTTATTACATATAGATAAATTACTTGACGGCATGCAATCATGTGTGGTAAATTCAGTACACGATAGTATAGTTATTGATGTTCATCCGCAAGAAGAAAGTAAAGTTCTTGATGTTATTAAAGTAGCCAATAAAGAGTTACCCGATTTGATTGCTCTACGTTGGGGCATAGATTTTAACGTGCCTCTATTATTAGAGTCAAAAATAGGTAATAACTGGCTTGACACAAAAGATGTTATTTGATATAACTATAAAACTTTTTAAAAATAGAAGGAGTAAAACAAATGGAGTTATCCACAATCAATACGAATAACTATTCCGCTATGGCTAAAGCTATGGGAATAGCTAACGAAGGGGTGGCAGACAAGAGACAGACAAGCACTCTTGCACGTCTTCGTATATCTCACTCTCCTATCATGGGAGAAGGAGAAGTAAATGGTAAGAAGGTAAATATGGAAGTAGTTTCTGGCGGTACGTATAAGCTAGAGATTCCAGATGGTGCAACTTACTACGCCCAATCCGCAGAGATACGTCCTTTCCTACAAAGGTTTATGTATAAGAAGTTCGTGAAGGGTTCAGGCAATGTGCCTAATCGTTATATCAAAACGGTTATGGCAGACAATCTTAATATGGATTTGAAAGATAACGATGGTGGTTTCAACTGTGGTAAACCAGCAGGTTGGATTAAAGATTATAGTTCTTTACCTGATGCTACCAAAGAACTTATCAAGTCTATAAAAAGAGTACGTGTGGTTCTAGGAACTGTTGAGTTAAAAGATGCAGTAAATGCAGAAGGTGACGCAGTTAACCTAGAACCTACACCTTTTATCTGGGAAGTAGAGAATAGAGATGCTTTCAAGACTGTGGGTGGTGTATTCACAAAGCTAGGTAAAATGAAGCGATTGCCTGTTCAACACTCTGTTATTTTAAATACAGAGGAACAGAAGTTACCTAATGGCAATAGCTTCTATCTTCCTATTGTATCTCTTAACCTGTCTAATACTATAGAGATAACCAAAGAAGATGAAGAACGCTTCATAGATTATATGGCTTGGGTTGAAAACTACAATGAGTATATTATATCTATGTATAATACTAAGGTAGAGGAGAAATCTGATGCTGAGTTAGACGATATAGATATCAATGATATTGTAGAGATAGATACAGAAGAAGTGGAAGTAGCCTAATGAAGCATCCTGCTGAGTTGGCGGTGCATCAGTACATGACTAGTGCTGTAAACGGAACATCTACTATGTCAAGCGACACTATTAATCAAGTTGCTAATGATATAAAGGATGCCTTACATCGTCAGTTTGGTGGGGGAAAGAAAAGAAATGACTTTAGGTTGCGGATGTCAAATGTTGGTAGACCCACATGCCAATTATGGTATGAAAAGAATAAACCTGAAGTTGGTATTCCCCTACCTACAACATTTGTAATGAACATGATGCTTGGAGACATCGTTGAAGCTGTCTTCAAAGGACTACTAAAAGAATCTAGGGTTGACTATGAGGATAGTGATAAGGTTCAGTTAGATTTAGGACATATAGTTATAGACGGCACGTATGATATAGTTATAGCAGATGCCGTAGATGATATTAAGTCTGCGTCTAACTGGTCTTACACTAATAAGTTTGAATCATACGATACTCTAAAACAAGGAGATGCATTTGGATATGTTGCACAACTAGCAGGGTATGCGAAGGCATCAGGTAAACGTGCAGGTGGTTGGTGGGTTGTTAACAAAGCCACAGGAGACTTTAAATATGTACCTGCTGATGGTATTGATGTTGATACAGAAGTAGCTAAGATAGATGAGACTTGCAAGACAGTCGAAGAAAATGTATTCAAACGTTGCTTTGAAGCTGAACCTGAGATGTTTAGGGGAAAGCCTACAGGTAACAAAGTATTGAACACGCATTGCGGATTCTGTTCTTATCGCTACGACTGTTGGTCTACACTAGAAGAAAGACCTGCCGTTAAATCACAGGCACGTGTACCAAAGATTACTAACTACGTTGAAATAGCAGAGGAGTATAGATAATGGAAGAGTTAGAGGGTTTATTAGACCAAATTAAACAGGCTGAAGAACATCTAAAAGAACTTCGTAAAGAGTATCAAGATAAAAGAATGTCAGGTCTACGTGCTGCAATTCAAGCAAGAAACGAAGCTGATAAAATGATACAGGAAGAGTTACGTTCTATAGGGTACAAGCAATTTAATCCTGTACCATTAGGTAACTGGCGAAATCTTGCCACCTAACTTTAAACAATATAAAGCGGCACGTAAGTATGGGTATAGGTCTGGTTTAGAAGTTAAGTTATCCGAATATCTTAAACTACACAAAGTAAAGTTTCAATACGAGTGTATGAAGATTGAGTGGGAAGACTTAGCATACCGCACCTATACACCAGACTTCGTGTTAAATAATGGAATCATTATAGAAACTAAGGGTATGTTTACTGCATCAGATAGACGTAAGCATCTTGCAATAAAGAAACAACACCCTAAGTTAGATATAAGATTTGTGTTTGAAAATAGTAGGCGAAAGCTAAGAAAGGGTGCAAAGTCTAGTTATGCAGAGTGGTGTATTAAATACAATTTTAGATACTATGATAGGATAATACCAGAAGATTGGCTAAAAGAAAAAGGTTCTAATAATCATCCTAAGTTTGTAAAATTTTCTGGTACTAAAGTTAAAAGGAGATATAAATGATAGATGAAGGACTAATAGATGCATTAGAAACAGAAGACTTCATAATAAACATAAGACCCACCATATTAAAAAGTGGTAAATGGTCTGGAGATGTGAACGTATCAATAATGATTGGTCGTGATAACCCCTTGGATGATGAAGACTATAGTAATCTTCTGCATTTTGCAAAGATGATATGTTCTACTGTTCCTATGATGGAGTATTCAGAAGACCTACGAGACATGATTAATGATTATACATTAAAGCATGCCGATAAAATACAAGATGGAGAGTTAGTTTTTACTCCAGAAGACAGAGGAAAAGTTCTTGACAGAACAGATAATGTTGTTACAGTATCATTTGGAAAAGATGCTAAAGGGAGTAAATAATGACTGACCAAATAAGACATGAAGAGTATATGAAACAAGCAATGGCACAATCGGATGTAATTACTAATCCAAAACATTACGAGCGTTATCCAATAGAACCTGTATCATTCATAATGAATAATGAGTTACCGTTTTGGATGGGCAACGTCATTAAATATATAATGAGAGCAGGATACAAAACAAACACAGATGAATTAACAGATTTAAATAAAGCAAAGAGATACATTGATATGCGTATCAACCAACTAGAGGGGCGAGAGCCAAATGAAAGTTAAGATATACCTCACTATAGAAGTAGACCCAGATGAATATCCTGTACCTGCAGACGGTAACGTATCGGAAGAGATTGCAGAAGGTATAGAGGAATACTTCTATGATGTAGGTGGCACAACTATTAAACACATTAAGACAGTTCAGGAGTAACAAATGATTAGTAACTATTTACCGACAGACTACCAAAACTTTATAGCACTATCTCGTTATGCTAGATGGAAAGAAGATGAGCAAAGACGTGAGACATGGGGCGAAACCGTAGAGAGATACTTTGATTACATGTCTAATCATTTACGAAAGACGTGTAACTACGTACTTCCTGATTCACTACGTAATGAATTAGAAGAAGCGGTGCTTGAGCAACGTGTCATGCCTAGTATGAGAGCATTAATGACATCAGGACCAGCACTAGATAGGTGTCATGTTGGTGGCTATAATTGCTCTTC